ACTTACAAAGATAATGGATTTCCAGCTATTTTTTTTACATCAAGCAAACTTTATCACACGATTTGTCGGATGAACCATAAATGAGAGCAGTTCAAACACAGATACAGATGCCTTAAGAGACCAATTTGAGAGTTATCTTAAACTGATACGCTTTAAGAAAGCCTATAAAGATATAGGTAAGATGTATGAGGATGGTCAGGGTATGGCAGCTATAGCAGCTATGGAACGTGAAGCTAAGGATCTGAGCAAATTCAGTCTTAAGCCAGATGAGTTCGTAGATGTAGCAGCTACTTTTGATGAACGTCTCAGAAACAATAAAGAAGCTTATAATGACACCAATAAAAAGAAAGTAGTCAATAGCTTCTATATTGATGGGTTGGATGAGATGAACCAAGGACGTAATTTAAGGAAACAGTTGAGCGTCTTTCTTGCTATGTCAGGAGTAGGAAAGTCACATTTGGCACGTTGGATAGGCAGCAATGCAGCTTATTTCAGTGGTCTTAACGTTCTTCATGTCCAGTTGGAGGGTGCTGAGAGTGAGACTTTGGACGCTTATCAAGCCAGTCTTATCCATACTCAAGCATTCAATTTTGAGAAAGGTAATATCAATCAGCATACCATTGACAGCTTTCATAAAGAGCTTGAAAAGTATGCCGGAACACTAAAAGTCAAGGCTTATCCAAGGTTCGGTAAGGAAGTGTCTACTATTGACGTGAAGAATGACTGTGAGAAGTATAAAGAGAAGTTTGGCTTTTACCCAGACATACTGATCATAGACAGTCTTGACCTTCTCAATGATTCAAGTGGCAAGAGCTGGGATAACAAGTCACTCAGATTTAAGCGTATCGCTGTAGCCAATGACTTGAAAGATATGGCCGCAGAGCTTGATTGTTGGATAGCCGCTACTTATCAAGCCACCATTGAGGATCAGCAAAAGGTAGATGACGAGAATTTCGTCCTGAATGGCTACAACCTCTCAGAAGCCAAAGGATTGCAGCGTCCTTGTACACATCTTATATCTCTCAACCAGAGCCGTAAGGAATACAAGGAGAACACTATGAGATTGTTCGTTGCCAAGTCACGCTTCTTCAAAAAATCAGAGCCGTTTAAGATTGTCACGGATTTTGAACATGAGCAGTTCTATTCACGAGAGGCTACAATGGCTTTATATCAGCAACAAAGGGACGCTTAAAAATTGGTTCTTAAATGTAAAAATAGCATAAATCATAGGCAATTACTTGGATATAAACCAAATAATTGCCTATCTTTGCATCACCCAATTGATGAAAGCAGTTTATACCTATATACATTATAAACATGGAACTTTCATTAGAGACTAAAAAGAACATTGTTGATGAGCTTATTTCCACGTTGAACGGCCATTTGGACGGATCACGCAGGAATATCATTGCCCAGTGTCCTTTTTGCCATCATAAAGGAGAGAAATTTGGAATATATGTAGGGCCTGAAAGCAAATATAAAGTTTTCGGTTCAAGCAACTGCTTCCATTGCGGTCGTAAGTATCGTACTTTAGATTATACACTTAAAGCCTTGGGAAGAGAAGATTTGATCCCCAAGGAGACGGCCAGCTTTGACGATGATATAGAAGATGAGATAGATGTTTTCAACGATGACGTAGACGATGAGCTTGTTGAGATAAAAATGCCCAAAGGGTATAAAAGATGTTTCAAGAATAGGTATCTGAAAAGCCGTGGCTTTACAGCTGACGATTATGAGTATTTCCCTTGTGGAACAACCAGAGGCATGAACAACAAATATGATGATTACGTGCTGTTGGAGATACATGACAACCATAAACTTGTGGGCTTCGTTGGCAGACATACATGGAGCAAAAACGATATAGATGAGTTCAATTCATGTCATCGGTATCAGATAAGACGATACAACAACTCATTGGAGAATGGTTTTGGCAAGCTCTTATACAATATAGATGCTGTGAAAGCATACGAGACTGAGAGTGTCATATTGTGTGAGGGGTGTTTTGATGTCATAGCGCTTATCAGAAAACTGAATTTGTATGACTATCCAGATATTGTTCCCGTGGCTACATTCGGAAAGAAGATTTCTGATGTCCAGATTTACAAGCTTCAAAACAAAGGAGTGCGGACAGTCATTCTTGGTTACGATGCAGACGCAAAAGATACCACCAGTCAGATAGCTATCCAATTGGACAAATACTTTGACGTATATATAGCAGACTTAAGTATGGCTGATGGCAAAGACTGGGATGAGATGTCAGATTTTGCAATATACGATATATTTGATAAAGGGCTGAGAACTGTCAGAGAGTTTAACTTAGAATAATCATCAGATCGTGAAAAAAGAATTTCCAACATTAGAAGAATGGCTCATAGCGAACCATATTACATATACGCTGAGGAAAGACATCTTAGTTATCCCCAATTTCGGTCGTTGCTTTATTATGCAAGACTATGATCATATCTTTTCACAAGACAAAATAACGGGCAATGTCATTGTCAATTTTACAGAAAATGTACGCTTTCTGATAGATGATGACATCAACTATGCAGTCTTTCAATTTGGATATAGATGGTTTTATGTTGACGTTCGAGAGGATCCTGCTAAAATTCAATTCCATATATTGAGATGGGTTGGTGACGCTCCACAGCAAGTACATAAAATAGATTACTATCCATTAGGCATACATTCAGGATATGAACTACTCAATGGTAGCGGTCTGATTAAAGACTGGTGTAAGAAAGCTAAATGGCTTGGGTATAAAGGCATTGGTGTAGCTGACAGGAATACTATGGCAGCTTCACTTGATATTCAGTTGTCAGCTACTGGCATGGATATGAAATTCATCAATGGCTATTCATGCACTGTCAACTTAGGACATAATGAAAAGATTGAAGTCATAATCTACGCCCAGATGCAGCAAGGCTTTGAAAACATGCTCAGAATCCAAAAGGCGGTGTGCGTTGACAATGAAAATACGAAAGAGCTTGACTATCTGGAACTGTTGAACAGAGCTGACGGAAACGTACTTGTTATTGGTAAAAAATATGGTGATTGGCTTGTCTCACAGCTTGACAAAAAGGATGCAGAACTTGACTCCATGATCAAAGCTTTTGACGGCTGGGTATACTTCCAAGTAGATGTCACGGAATATAAAGCTGACAGAATAGACTCAGAGGTGTTATTCAGTCAAAAAGCATACTTTGATCATTATTATAAGGGCGGATTGGATTATAAGAAAGACGTTCGTCCCGTGCTTATCAATGATGCATATTATATTGATCAGCAAGACTGGAAGAATAAGATCATTCTTAACAAGACAGATACTGGAGCTGCACATGAACAGTCAGATAAGCAGTATCTCAAGACCATAGATGAGCTGTATAATGAATGGAGAAGCGTTTTTTCTGCAAAATACAGCGATGAAGTGTTTGAGGATATGTGTTTGTCCACCGTTGACATTATAGAGGGAGAAACGGCCAAATATGACCTTTCTGACAACTATATGCCAAAATACGACATGACTGACGAAGAGAAAAGAAAATACGGAACCAAACTGAACATGTATCTTTCTTTGCTTAAAGAGGGGTTTGCAGAACATGTTCCAGAAGGTCAGGAGAAAATATATAAAGAACGGATCGACTATGAAACGTATGTCATACTCTCTACAGACAACCTTGATTACATGTTAGTAACATGGGATGAAGTAAACTGGGCACGCAGACATGGATTGCTGGTTGGTGTTGGCCGTGGTAGTGCAGGTGGTGCCTTGACCCTTTTTCTATTGGGTATAACGTTGATTGATCCCATCAAATATGGGCTTATCTTTGAGCGTTTCCTTCTTCCAGAACGTGCTGGTCTCGCCCCATGCAAAACCACTAAATTGGTTGATGATATAGATTCAACTGATTATATAGAGCTGACGATGGACAATGGAAAAACATATAAGTTTGACAGAGACGCTAAGTTTCTTGTTGAGCGGAATGGCATTGAGAAAGAAGTCTATGCTGATGAGTTACAAGAAGATGATGATATAAAGTTTGATAATAAAGACTTACTTTGGTATTTATGAAAGTAGTAAAAGTTAAACACTTAAAAGACACCCACGGAAAGCGTGTACATGACTGTTCAGTAGGTAATGGCTACTGGAAAGCAGCTCATGGAAGTCTGCCTGATGTTGATATTGACTTCCAGGCAGATCGTAGACCTGAGGTGAAAGCTTATTTGGAAGAACGTTACAACAAGAACCACTCTCAGCGAGTATTCTCCGCAGGTACGTTTACAACCATAAAAATCAAGACAGCCATCAAGGACATTTGCCGTGTTCATCGTGTGTCTGTGGCTACAGCAAACTATATTACCGCCATTATTGATGATGACGGAATGAGTTGGACTGATTTTATGAGGTTGGCAGCCAAGGATAAGAGAGTGAAAGATTTTGTCGAGAAGCACCCTGATGTCTTTGAAGAAATACTTCCATTGATGGAACAGACACGCAGTGCAGGTATTCACGCTTCTGCCATTATCATCACTCCAGAATACGTCAAGGGAAAGAAAGTAGATTGTTTTGATTTGCTTCCTATCAGACGTATGAATGGCTTGCTGGTATCTGAGATTTCCGGCTACGATGTGGATGCTATTGGTATTCTTAAAAACGATGTATTGGGCATTCAAGAACTTACCAGACTTGCTGACATGTTTAAGCTCATCAAAGAACAATATGGGAAAAGCTATACTATGCTTGACATTATCGTAAACCATAGCGAACCAAAAGATGTCAACCCTATCATGCAAATGTTGAGTAGTGGTCAGACACAAGGCGTGTTTCAGATGAGTGGTCAAGGCATTACTCGTTTTATTCGTGAGATGCAACCTGCTCAGATTAGCGACTTGATAGCACTGGTAGCTCTGTTCAGACCAGGGCCACTTGATACTGGTGCAGCCAAAAAGTATGTAGAGGTAAAAAATCACGTATATCCGGCTACATATTTCTGGGGAACGGAGGAAACACTCAAAAAGACTTATGGCCAGATTGTCTATCAGGAGCAGATTGCTGAGATCGCAAGAAATGTTGGTGGTTTGTCATTGGGCGATGGTGTGAACCTTGTGAAAGCCATCAGTAAGAAAAAGATTGAGAAAGTAAACAAATTCAAATCAAAGTTCTTTACAGGAGCGAAAAATAATGGCTGTCCAGACATTGATGCAGAAGCGATATGGAACACTGCTGAAAACTTTGCTAAATACGCTTTCAATGCATCACATGCAACAGCTTACGGACTTACAGCCTATGTTGGAGCATGGCTAAAATCCAATTACCCTATGGTTTTCTATAGCGTGATTTTACGTGACATTTCAGATGATAAGTTGCCTTCCGTAATATCAGAGATCAATGCATCTGGAAGAATCAAGTTAGTACAGCCTGACATCAATGTATCAGGAACTAATTTCATGCCCATTTATGACGACAATAAGATATATTGGTCACTCAGTCGTATCAAATGGGTTGGAGATAGTGCTGTCAGATATATTATGAAAGAGCGTGAGCTGTATGGTGAATTTTCCAGCTTAGAAGATTTTATTGGAAGAATTTTCAGAATCGGCAAAAAAGACACTGATAAAGAAACGACAAAAAATCCAGTGAACAGTCGTGCTGTTAAAAACATTGTACTATCTGGGGCATTTGACAAGTGTGAACATTTAGAGGATGTTTGTCTACGTTATGACCTCTTGAAGAAAGCTTTTAAGATGATGGGTAAAGAAAAGGAATTTGATGAGGATATGTTTCCAGAAGCTAAGCGTAGTGATCCGATGTTCTGGGCTAAGCTACAGATGAATCTCTCAGGTTTCAGCGACATAGACTACGAAAAGCTATGGACTAAATTAAGTTGTGTAATGCCAACTAACGATTGTCCATTCATTAATTTCAATGTGCTTGATGATAAAGCTTTAACAATGGCTAAGGGCTATTGTTGTGGCACTATCAAAGAAGTCACTGAGAAATCTTATACGTCTGGATATGACGGCTCACGCAAACATTTTGGAAAGCTCATACTCAAGCAAAATGCAGATGAAGCAGAACTCACTATTTGGGGAGCTACTTGGGATGAAAATAAATCAAGCATATTAAGACATGAAGGAGCGGTCATAGCCGCTACAGTCAGTATTGAGTGGAGCGAATACAGCCACAGATATACATTAAAATTAGCAAATTCACGTTCATTTATAAAAATAATAGATTGATATGGAAGTAGGTTTTTCAAACAGAATGGTCGGCTTTTATCCAGAGGTGTATGCCGAGATGATGAAGCTGAGAAGAGAACGAAAAGACTTCGTTACTCATAATGACGATATTGGTACATTCTATCGTAACCAAAGACTTATCACTATGCTGAGAGACGGAGAAATTACTAAAGACAACCTCAGCGAGTTGATGACGAAGGAAAAGATGTCAGAGGACATGATACCTATGTACTGGTATTATACGAATGGTGATGTCGATCCACAAAAGCTTCAGATGGAACTGATGATTAAGAATATGAAGCTGTCATCAGACAAGAAGAATGAGCGTGGGAGAGTTACGGCTTCAAGAATGCGCACATTGTTGCATAGAATATTGTTACAGCGTGTTGACAGATATTTATACCCGGAGAAGTACCTCAACAACAAAATACTCTGCATTGTTGGTGAGAGTGGAACTGGAAAGACCTTATGTTCGCTTCATCTCAAATATAAACTTGGTGCAAACGTTATCTGTTCATTTACGACACGGCCACCCAGAAAGACTGAGAAAGAAGGACGTGATCATCATTTTGTCAATATTGTTCCAGACCCAAATGATCTGTTGGCTTATACGGTGTTTGGCAGTTATGAGTATTACGCATTGAAGTCGCAAGTATATGGAGACTGCACTGTCTACGTTGTGGATGAAAAGGGCTTGGAAACCTTGAAATCTGAGCATGGAGATGAGTATCGTATCTTCTCAGTTTATCTAAAGCGTAAGTGGGCTAATCGTGTACGTACAGGCATTGAAGCAAAACGATTGCATAGAGATAAGAAAAGAGAACAGTTGCCTCTCGACTCTTATGACTGGGTAATTGAAAACAATTCGACTAAGAAAGAACTATTTAATAATATAGAACGCATATACAACAAAGTAAAAAGTAAGTAAGATGGAAAAGAATACAAGTAATACAACAGTGGCTATCGTATTTGATTTCGAGACTGGTGGTTTGGAGTGTAAAAAGTGTGCTGCTACTCAGTTGTCTATGCACGCTGTCAGGCTTGATACGTTTGAAGTTATTGGAACATTCAATGAGTATATCAAGCCCTACTCTATCCCAGACCGTTTTTTGAAGCCTAAAAGCAAAACAATCAAGACAAAATATGAGATTGAGGATGAAGAAGAAGAGATAAAAGAGAACAAGCTGATGAGGTATGATGCTGCCGCCCTTACTGTCTCTGACATTACTTTGGATCTACTCAATGAAAAAGGCAAAGAGCTGGAAGATGTATGTCAGGACGCTATAAATTTCATCAAAGACAACGCTTTAAGCAGCTCACGTATCAATAAGCCTATTTTAGTTGGGCAGAATCCGTTGTTTGATATAGGCTTTTTACAGCAGATACTTACTTTTACTGGAAAATACAAAGAGTTTTCCAAATGTGTTGCAGGGGCTATTGACTTCTTTGGCAACTTCCAGCCTTACTACATAGATACATTATCACTTTGCAAGCTTGTATTTTCGCATGACAAGACATTTGTGTCTTATAAATTGGAGATAGAAGCTGAAAGACTTGGCATAGACTTAGATGATGCACATGACGCAGACGCTGATGTTACCGCCACCCAAGAAGTGATGCATGTTTTGGGACTGAGAATGCGAAATACAGATGGTGGCAATGACAGTGCAAAATATATCCCAGCAAAAAAGGAAAAAGAGCGTGATCATTTCAAAATATAAACCCATTAAACATTACGGCTATGATGATAGAATTTTTAGAAGTGCTCGGATGCTCCATAGTAGCTTTTGTAATTGTTGTAACTATATTTGAAAAAGAAAATCATAATGGCAAACACGAAATTCAAATTTGACGAGAAAACTGGTGGGCTGGTTGCTCAGACACAACAGACAGAGCAATTAATAAACGATACGCCAACTTATCCCGAATTGAAGAGTAACGAACAACTGGATGGTGAGCCTATATTCAAGTTTCGTGCTCAGAATGATCTGACAACTTATCAAGTTATTGATGACGAGACTCGAAAGCCCATGATGACTATATCCGGGTATGCTCTTGAAATAAAGTTCAATTTAGCAGAACTAAAAACTACTAAAAAAATTGAACAATTGTTGTCTGGACTTACCGATATGTGGCGTAAGCTTATAGTCAGTCAGGCTTTGCAAAAACAATAAAGCTTATAATCCATTTTGACTATTATTATAAAAGATTATAGTCAAAATGGATAAATCAACATTAAGTAAAAACGAGCAGAAATTCTGCTTAATCTATACAAGCGGCCCGGCACCTTACAATGGCAATGAAGTAAGGTGCTACCAATTGGTATTCAATGAAAGTACCGTTCCCCCACGTGGCAAGCAAGAAGTAGAAATAGCACTTAAAGCGCATGAACTTCTTCAGCGTGATGATATTAAGAAATATATTGACTCCATAAGTGCGTTGGAGATCGTAAATTCAAGTTCTTTACGTCCACGTATTACGAAGACTTTGTTGAAAATTATGGACGAATGTTCTACGCTCAGACTGCAAGACAGATGGGGTATAGAAGTCTCGCCTGCCTCCCTTAGAGCCGTTGCTGTCAACGCTGCCAGTAAATTGACAGATATGTATGGCATTAAGGAAGACATTGCCCATAAGATACAAATTGAAGGAGCTGATGGTGACGGTATCACCTTTAACCTTATTGCTCCACAGCCAACTAAAAAAGATGACGAATTAATTGGAGAATAATATGGATTTAGATACCAAAACAAGCAGCTTTATCGGTTCTTTTGTCGTAAACAATACCAAAAGCATCATCATGTGTGTCACTTTTGCTGTAGGCTTGTATGTCCAGCACCAGGCAAATAACATGAAGATAGAACAGCTTCAATCACAGCTTATAGCTATCAACGCCAAGTTAGAACAACAATATACCAAACTTGACAATGTTAAACTTGATAAAGCCGTATTTGAGGCAACGATGCGACAATTCTCAGAGATGTCAACCGACATTAGATCCATACGTGAACAGCTGGAAGATAATTTAAGAAGTGGCAATATGACTTATGTTGAAAAACGGTGAATTTGTAAAGATAAAATACTCAAACGAAATGCTCCAGCTTGACCTTTGCGAATTGGTGACACGCACTGTAATGGTGACTAAAGTAATGTCAAAAGGAGCTTATGTACTTGTTCTTAATGGAAGATTAAAAGGACAAGAATGGTACATTCCAAACAGCTCTATTATCAGCAAAGAGGGGATGGACAAACTGAGAGCGAACGAAATTATCAGACACGCACTATTATAAGTAAAAACAAAAGATATGGCGACAGCTAAACAAATAGAATTTTGCAAGGCTATTTATCAAGCCGCAAAAAAGTTAAATGAGATTGACCCAGTTTTCGTGGCAGCTCAGGCTTGCTTAGAAAGTGGATGGGGTGAGAAAAAGATTGGAAAATATAATGTCTTTGGTATTACTAAAGGATCTACATGGCCAGCTTCACGTTGCATACTGGTCTACACGACGGAAGTGTTTAAGACTAATACTGTAAGGTTCAATCCACCTGAAAAAGTAGTCAGCATAAAGAAGAACAGCCGTGGAAATTATGTATACAAAGTATATCGGTTGTTCAAGAATTTCGGGTCTTATGAGGAGTGTCTGCAAGAACATCTCAGAATTTTTAAGAAATCAGGATATGCTGACGCTTGGCCTTACAGGAAAAATGCTCGTGAATTTGCAAAGAGAATAGCTAACAATGTCGGTTGCAAATATGCCACAGATCCTAATTATTACAAGACCATGTGTGCAATGATTGCTTCCGTTGAAAGAATTATAAGATGATGGTAGACAGAAAAAATAATAATAGGATATGTAGTCTGTTGGCATTCTGTTTTGGAGTTTTCATAGGCTTCGTGTGGGGGTATAGTTGCAAGGATGAAACTGAGGCAAAACTCCCATATAATGATGTGATGCCTCAATCTGGTTCTCAGCTTCCACTTGATTCTGTGCCATACAATGAGATAAAATATCCTCAGTCATTTAATGATACAGTGATAGTATGCTGGCCAGATACTTTGTTTAGGTTCAATAATTATTTAATGAAATAGCATATGTCAAAGCCAAATATCGTAACAATATTCTGCGTTGTCATTATGCTGCTGTTCGGTTTGTTTATACATCAAGCCAATGTAGCGCATAAGAATAAGCAAAAGGCAGACACATTGGAAGAAACGGTAAGCAATCAGAGTAAAAAAGCTGAAATATCCACGCTTGCCTTGAATGACAGTCTAAAGGTTGCACAAGCGAATATAGAGAACTTGAAAGTTACTCTCAGTAATGTAAAAGCAAAATACTCAGATTTGCTGTCCAAAGCCAACATTAAGCCAAAATATGTTGACAGAGTTACTGAGATAAAGACTACCATACATGATACAGATACGGTGCCTGTCTATGTTGATAAGTTTGGCGGACTGACAGCTAAATTAGATGATGGATATGCTAAGATTGATGTTCAGATTGATACATTGAAAAGAGCAGCCATAGACTATACTGTAAACGATTCTCTTACCATTATCAATTACACGAAACGACATTCTTTGTTGTTCGGACTGATTAAATGGAATAGTTATAGTGGAACAAGAGTAATCACACATAATCCAAAAGCAACACCAGTAACGGTGGTATCATATAGTATGATCAAATGAAAGATTGGACAGGGAATATCAATTCAATATTCAAGACACTTGGAGCAAGCAATCATGCTGGCGGAGAACGTCAATGTGATGATTTTTACGCAACTGATGCAAAATCTTTAGAGCTATTTGCACCGTGCTTCAAGATTCATAACAAAGTGTGGGAATGTGCATGTGGGAACGGAATGTTGTCTAAATGGCTTACAAAACATGGGCATGATGTTTTAAGCACGGATTTGATTGACAGAGGATATGGAAAAGCTAATATTGATTTTTTACAAGTCAATAAACAAACTAAGTTCTTAGAGACTTGGGGAGGTAATAACACTTTTGACATCCTTACAAACCCGCCCTATAAATTTGCTACCCAGTTTGTTTTACATGCTCTCGATCTAATACCAGATGACGGACATGTGATAATGTTCTTGAAAACGACATTCTTAGAAGAAAAGACACGTAAAAAGCTAATATATGACATTAACCCACCAAGATATATGTTCCAATATTCGGAACGCATTTTATGCGCAAAGAATGGTGTCTTCCGCAATTATGAGAGTAGCGCTGTTTCTTATGCTATGTACGTTTGGAATAAACGTAATGATGAAATGAAAACAGAGATTAAATGGATATGACAAAACAGGGCAAAAGGGATAAAAAAGATAAAAATATCATCACTCCAGGAAGATTAAGGTCTTTAGGTACTAATATAATACAGAAGATTAAACATATATACGATTCAGATTAATTACTCATTATTGGCCGTCTTTCTGCGTGATGCAGAGAGACGGTTTTTTTCTATGTTATTGTGACTATTAATATGTGATTAATGTAGAATTTTATGGCTAAATTAGAAAGACCAAGGGGCTTGACAATCAATTTCGAGCCATCAGAAAGACAATACGAGGTATGGAATGCCTTGCAACCAGCCACTTGTGATAAATGTGGTGGTAAACTTGAAATGCGTCCTTATGGAACTGATGCAAGAGGACATCAGATGTATCGTGCAACATGCACAAAATGTGGCAATACAGATATACCAGAAATTATACTTGGAGGTGGCTCTGCTGGGGGTGGTAAAAGTTACTTGGGATGTTGCTGGCTCGTATATAGTTGTATGATGTTTAGCGATATACGAATGATTGTCGCCCGTAAGGTAAGAAAAACATTGTTAGAGACAACTTGGAGAACATTAAAAGATGTGCTGAATCAATGGGGACTGAAAGAAGATGTGAATTATCATATCAACAACCAGTTCTATGTTATCACATTCTGGAATGGCTCTACCATAACGGCAATGGATCTGACACCACAACCATCAGACCCTGACTTCAACTCATTAGGTTCACTTGAAATCACTGGAGGCTTTGTAGATGAGGTTTCTGAGGTTTCTGAGAAAGCAATAGAAGTACTTGCATCCCGTATTCGTTACAAGATTGAAAGTACATTTATAGTCGGCAAGTTGTTTATGAGCACTAACCCTTGTCTTACATGGGTTAGAAGCACTTTTGTCATGGACGAAAATAATGAACCTGTAAAATTGCAGTCTGGTTATCGTTACATCCCTTTCAGTCTCTTCGATAACCCAAATGAAAAGTTCAGAGCCATTTATTACAACAGATTAAGTAAGATCAGAGACAAGGCTACACGTGACCGATTGCTTTATGGAAACTGGCTGTTCACGGAGACAAACAAACAGGCAGCATATTGGAATTTTGACGGTAACAAGCACCTCAAGCAAAATCTTTTTGAGAGCTATTACAATCCATTAAAGCCTCTCATCCTCAGCTTCGACTTCAATGTAAGTCCTTATATGACGTGCCTACCAATGCAGATAGACTATGAAAGCAAAACAGTATTCATATATCCAGAGTTTATAGGAAGAGCAAAAGACAAACTCAACAATACTCCAGCCTTTACGCGTTGGATAGCAAAAAAACTTGTGCAGTATGGACACATAGGCGGAGTTAACGTTACTGGAGACCCAGCAGGATTGGCACGTTCCACTCAGACAGAAGAAGGAGTAAACAACTTTACGATCGCCTTAAAGAATTTTGAAGCAAGCGGATTAAGACCAAAACTTCAGCTTCTGTCCAAGCAGCCAGCACAGGTTACTCGATTGGAATTTGTAAATGAGTTGTTCAAGGGCTATGATGGATGGACAATTTGTGTAGATGTAAAATGTCATAGATTGACAGAAGATTTTATATATCAGAAAAAGAATCCTGATGGTACTAAAGAGAAAAAGAAAGTCTTACTGGACACTGGTGAGAAAGCTGAGCGTTATGGACATGCTTCTGATTGTTATGATTATGCTATGGTTTACTATTTGGACAAATCATACACCAGTTTCAAGAGTAATACGAGCAATATAGTAACAACCATATCGCCCAGTGAAATCGTCTATGGTGAATTTGTTTTTTGACTATTAATTAATAAAGAAGATTAACAATGGCATATCAACGGTATCTTATTAATAGTGACTATGATGTAGCGGTAAGTCCTGAGCAAATGGAAATGCTTGTACAAGGACATGAAGACAGGCTTATACAAGCAGAGCAAAGAGCTGAGATGAGATTTATGGAATATCTCGATCAGCATTACGAGATTGAAAGAATATTCTTTATTGGTAAGGCTATCAAAGAATACAAAGAAGGCATTACTTATCCAGCTAATGCATTCTTTAAGAAAAATGATGAGGGGATATTCAAGGTCGTAAAGCCTATTAACGGAAGAAAACAGCCGACAGCTGTCAAATACTGGGAACAGCTTACAGAGGTATTTGACATTCCAGATGCTGACAGAAAGCCAAGATTTTCCCAGTTGCACACTTATGCCGTAGGTGACATAGTTAAATTTCAGACAGAGTTTTATGTATGTAGAGTTCCATGTGGATATGATTTTGACAACATACAGATTCCAGGGATAACTCCTTGGACAGAAGTTGAAGTAACTCCATGGGAACCAAACTTAAGCTGGAAATTATACCAAGTCTGTTCGTACAACAATGCTTTCTATATGCTGAATAAGGAAACAGAAACAACAGACGAGGATATAAAAACTCCAGATAATGATGACAACTGGGCACTCATCGGCAATTATTCTCCAGACTATAATTATACTATTGGCGAACATGATTATGTTGTCAGTGATGGAAAAGTATTTGATCCAGTAATGAATGTAAATGCCGATAAGCCTGAGCTTGGGAATAATATTGCAAAAGACGATCCACGCAACTTGAATGTCATTGAACACATGGTGAGTCTGTCTGTTTATTATTTGCATCAGATGATCAGTCCGACAAATATTTCCAATACAAGAATAGAGGCATATAACGATTCTATCTTATGGCTCTCAAATGCTGCAAGGTTTAAGATTAACCCGAAAATCCCCCGTAGGCGTGAGTGTGAGACTGGGCATGAAGTCCTTGACTTTGCAGTTGATACATACCAGCGAGAGTTCAATCCATACGATGATATGTGGATAATTTAGGTACTACTTGATTTGTTTATATTAAGTGCCGTAAAACCCACAGGTCTTTAGCCAGTGGGATGTAAGGCACTATCCTTGGTTTTCTAATAGTAAGCGGAATGAGAAAGATTAATAGAACATACAAGTTCAGATTGTACCCGACCAAGGTGCAAGCCGATTTGCTGGCAAGGCATTTCGGTTGCTCTCGGTTTGTGTACAATTACTTTCTCAACCAACGAAAAGAACAATATAGGCTCACTGGCAAAAGCGATAGATACTATACACAGTGTAAAGCGCTTACCGCATTGAAAAAGCAGGAAGCAACAGCATGGCTTAAAGAAGTAAATTCCCAATCATTGCAGTTTGCTATCCGATGTCTTGAAGAAGCCTATGCGAATTTCTTTCAGAAGCGTTCAAAGTTTCCTAAGTTCAAATCAAAACACTCCAAAAATAGTTTCACTGTTCCACAATTTGCGTCTGTCGCAGGTGGCAGGCTTTTCATACCAAAGTTCAAGAATGGTATCAAGTGCCGTGTACACCGCGAGATAAAAGGTAGAATCGGTAAGGTAACTATTTCTAAGACGCCAAGCGGTAAGTATTTCGTTTCTGTATTTACAGAAGAAGAATACGTAACTCCACTTGGAAAGACTGACAAGTCGGTTGGTGTGGATATGGGCTTGAAGGATTTGCTTATCACTTCCGAAAGAGAAACTTTTAAGAATAACCGATACACAAGAAAATACGAGCGCAAACTTGCAAAAGCGCAGCGACATCTTTCTCGTAAGAAGGAAGGCAGCAGAGGGTTTGAAAACCAAAGGCTCAAAGTTGCCAGACTTCACGAAAAGATTTCCAATTGTCGTGCCGACTATCTGCATAAGTGCTCCATTTCTCTTGTTAGAAGATATGATACCATCTGCATCGAGGATTTGAACGTAAAGGGTATGGAGAAAAACCATCACCTTGCCAAATCCATTACTGATGCAAGCTGGGGCAGTTTCGTTTTCATGCTTACCTATAAGGCAGAATGGAACGACAAAAAGGTTGTGAAAATAGACCGATACTTCCCCTCCTCGCAGACTTGTAATGTCTGTGGATATGTCAACAAACAGACTAAAGATTTGTCTGTCCGTGAGTGGGAGTGCCCTGTTTGTCATACCCATCATAACCGTGATGTTAATGCCGCTATCAATATTCTTCGTTTCGGATTAAACCATATATCGGCAGGAACTGTCGATTACACGGGTGGAGAGGAAGTAAGAGCCAATCTTTTGAAAGGCCGTTCCTCTGCGAAACCCGAAGCTCATGAGTCTTTAGCTCATGGGTAGTTCACATAGGTTGTTTCTTGACTGCTAAGCCTGTGATAGGTGTAGCGGTTTATTTGTTAAAGTATGATAAATAAATGTTTGTAATGAAATCAGAGTGATAATTTTTTATACCTTTGCAAAAAAGATATAAGTGTCTTGCTACAGAATTTTGCAGTAAAATGTGAATGTGACAAGCAAGTGCATGAAGCTAAAGTGTTGAAAGTCAGCGGATAATAAGGAATACGAAAGTTTCCCCTCTCTCTCCGCTGAAAAATTTTAACATTTATTGCTAAAAGTTCAAGAAATTAGCTAAGTGCCGTAATTCCAACGAGTTACGGCACTTTGTTTTTGTTCTCCCCTCATCACGAAACCTCTAAAAAGCCTCTCGCTGGTCTCAAGATGGTCTGTTTTCGGTACACATACGGTACAGAAAATCTTAGAAGACGAAAATTGTACCAAAGACCACGTAAAAACCCTGCAAAGACCCGACAAAGACCACTACGAAATTATTGTAAATCAGCCGATTATGTTTAACTTTGCAGCCGGATAAATTTCGGT